ATTCGCAGCGTCCCGACCTGCGACCGGGGCGGCTCGCCCGGTCGACTCGCCGCCCGCGGCCGTTTCGGTTTCGGCCGGCCGGCCCGCTTCGCCGCGTCGACCCGCCGTTCGTACAATTCCCGTTCGTCGGTGGACATTTCGCCCACTTTTTTCATTCGCGCTTTTCGTATCGACGACCGCGCCGCCGTCCGCACGAACGCACCCTGCCGCGATAGGTTTTTGAGTTTCGCCCGGTCGACCCGTGCGCGGATTATCCGGCGGTCGACGAACATTTTTTTGACTTGCACTCCTATCATCGGAACACCCGATACGACAGGCGGACAACGGACGTGAATTGCCGAAATTTCGACATGTGATCCGGCGCGAATATCGGGTCGACCGTCGTCCGGGTCCAGGTCGCCGACGTGTAACCGGTCAGCGTCGCGCCCGTGAATTCGTCGGCGATTTCCTGCACCAGGTCCAACAACGGGTCCAGCGTCGTCAACGCGTCGGACGAAAACCGTTTCTGGATCCCGATGTCGATTGTGTAGTCGTGTTGCCGCGTAGTCCGGTCTGACTGTTCCACTGATTCCGACGACGACACGACCGTAACGTGTAGCGTGTCCATGTCCCGAAGACGGAACATCGGCGCGTATTTGCGGACCGCCGTGAACGATTGCGTAAACGTCCCCGCGTTCAGCTTCGTTACGACAGCGTCACCGATTGTGTTGACAACCGCGCCCATTAGATTTCGTCAACCAGTTTGGTATGTATCCGCCAGGTGTTGCCGTGCCGGTCCGACGGCCGGAACGGTTCGTCCGCGCCGGCGGACATCACCTCGAAAACGTACGTTGTCGACCCGCGCGTTTCGCGGACCTGGTCGCCGGCTTGCGGTTCCACCGTCACCGACGACAGGACCAGGTCCGCCGCGTTGACGATGTAATCTCGAACCCGCGACGTCACCGTCGTTGACCCGTAGTCCGCCGACAGTTCCATCCGCGTGTCGCCGACCAGCGCCGTGATCGTCACCGTGTCCGAATCCCGCTTGTACACGACGGACACGCCCGCGACCGCTTGGGCGGTCTTGAACGCTACGGCGTAGACACTGGAAAAGGACACGACGACAACCCCCGCGGACGACGGGAACCGGGACGGGTAGTGGCAACCCCCGCCCCGGCCCCGTGCGACCAGGAACACAGCGACCTAGCTGACCAGCGCTTCGACGTCCGACACGCCGTCGGACACGATGACGGGAACCCCGAACGCTTCCGACGGGAACGGCGCCGGAGCGCCCGTGGCGTTCGTGGCGGTCCGCGACTGCTGAAGCTGCTTCAGCGACCGCCGACTCATCACCAGGTAGGACGGACCCCGACCAGCCGGGAACACGCCCAGCAGTTCGGCCAGGTGGCTATCCGACATCGTGGCGCCACTGTCGGCGGTCACGTTCGCCAGGCGACCAACGGAGTATTTCCCGCCGACCTGGAGACCCATCCACGCCGTGATAGGCGTGTAATACGCCGGGTACGAACCGGTTGACGATCCGGCCAACCGCTGAACGACGGATTCGCCGATGTCGATCTTCCCGCCGTCGCCGGCGATCATCACGCAATCATTCATGTCGCCGGACGAACGAATCGCCCAACAACTCGAACCCGTGTCGGCGGTCGTCCCGCCGGCGGACACGACCATGTCGTCGGCGATGGCGTTCAGGTTGCCGTCATCGGGAAGACCGTTGTAGCCGTCGGCCTCGTTGCCCGTGCCGGACAGGATCTGTTTCTCGGCGTGGAAGAACGCCGACTTGAGGTGACGCGCGGCCTCGCGACCGATATACGCCTCCGGTCCGCCCAGGTAGGCGTCGGCCAGCGCTTTGTCGATTGCGAACGACGCGTCGAGAATCTTCAGGTTGATCGTCACCAGCGTATCGGCACTCGCCGTGTTTTCCAGTCCGTCACCGACGGCCCGGAACCCGACGACAGGCGCCGAGGTTTCTTTCACATACTTGTGATCCGTGCCGGGAACAACGTCCGCGGCCAGGCTTGCCAGCACCGGCGCGTCGTCCAGCAAATCGGAAATGTCCCGGTCGGCCAGATTGGCGTCGTTGATGGTCGTCAGGTCAGACAGTGTCAAAAATGCGTCGGCCATGATTCAGCCCCTTTTTAGTTTGTGTGTGCCGGACCGCGTGCCGGCTTTCAGTTGTTGTTGTTGATCCGAATTGACCGCCGCAGAACGGCAGCAGTTCGACCCATCCGCCGCGCGTCCGTGTCGACGTCCAACACGTCCGAATCCCCCGCCTCACCGCCGAACGCCAACGGCGTTTCCTCGCCCGCCGACAGGTCCGCCCGCATTCGTTCATTGTCGGACCGCAGTTTCGCCACCTCGGTCTCAAGTCCGGCCAGGTACAGGTCGCGCGCGTCATCGAACGACTTCCCCTCGGCGAACCAAACGCCGCCCCGGTCGCCGAACGCGTCGAGGAATTGTTGACCGTCCACCGTCGCGGCCGCTTCGACCGTTTCGGCGACGACATTCTCGACAGCCGAATCGCCGTCGTCGTTGTCGCCGTCGCCGTCGTCGTCGTCACCGTCGCCGTCGCCGTCACCGTCAGCAATTACCGTCGCCGTTTCTTCGTCGACCGTATCGGTTTCGACTTCGTCGACAGCGCCCGCAACGTCGGCGCCCGTGGTTGTTTCTTCCGCCATGTCGTCGCCCCTTTTTGTAATTTCCAGTCCGTGCCGGTCCAGGAACCGCGCGACGAATCCCGCCACGCGGCCCGGATCAATGTCAAATTGCGTTAGCGTCGGTGCATTTGATGTCAGGCCCAGCGCGAACGACAACAGCCGGTCCGCTTCGCCGGCGATTTCGTCGCCCCGATGGAACAACCCCGCCGGATTCGCCGCCGGGTCGTCGACGACGTCCACCGCGCGGATTTCGTACAACCTGGCATGGGGAAGGTTGGCCGCGTTCGCCGGATCCGGCGACGATTCGTTTTCGGCCCTGTGGTCCCGTTCGGCTTCCAGGTCCGACGAAAACACAATCGACAGGCCGAACATATCCGGTTCGATTTCGGCCAGGTCGAGAACGTATTCCGCCAGGTTGCCATCCGGCGTTTCATGTGCCGTCGGCGAAATGTGCAGGTCGGCCCGGACGACGTCACCGTCGACCGTCGCATTTTTCACGCGGCCAAGAAACTTTCCCATCCCGTCACCCGAAAGTCCGGGATGAGTGAACCGGGATTTTTTCCCGCGGCCGGCCGCGTTGATTGCGTTGGCAGACTGGTGAAGGAACTCCCGGTCGATCCACAGGCCATGTCCCAACGCTTCGCCGCGTGTGATGACCGCCACGCCGCGGACGATACCCGCGTCGGCGTCCCCGCCGCCACGTTCGACGGCCGGACGGTCCGCACCCTTGACCGTTGTCGACCGGAACAGCACCGACGGCGCCGCCAGGTTTGCACGGTTATTTTTCGGCATCGTCGACCCCCTGTTCCGGTTCGTCGTCCGACGGCGCGACCACGTCGACCAACAGCCCGCGTTCCTTCAACGCGACGCGTTCCCGCGCCAACTGGTCAACCACGTCGATCCAGTCGTCCCCGTATTTCTCCGCGCGGATTTCCGACCGCGTCCGCAGGCCGGCGTTGATCGCTTCGACGTCGCCGCGAATCTCTTTTGCCGGATCCCACCAGGCCAGCCCCGCGGGAATCCATTCCCAATTCAGGTCCGACAACGACACGCCGGACGGCAACGACAACACGCCGTCGTCGATCCACAGCGACATCCGCCAGGCGGTCAATTTCCGCAGCACGTCTTTGACGTCGGCCCGTTTTGCTTCGCACGATTTCTGGTAGTGCAGCAACGCGCCCCGCGAACCGTAGAAATTCGTAAACGACTCGTCGAAGAACGAAAACGGAATGTCCAGCGACTTCAGCGCCAGCGAAATCATCAGTTGAGAGAACGACTGAAATTCCGACGACGGCGTTTTCGATTCCAGAAATTCGGCCTTGTCCCCCGGTTCCAGGTCCAGCAAGACCGGACCACTACCGAAATCGACTTCGTAGGGATCGGTTGAATTGTCCAGCGTGCCGGCCGCGTCCATCGCTTCGCGGTAAAACACCAGCCCGAACATTTGCGAAACCTTCGCCTTGGCGAGCGCGTAGTCCGCCGCTTCGTAGACGTCGCGGAACGCGTTGACCGCCGGCGCCAACGGCGACACGCCGCGAACCTGGTCGAACCGATCATAGAACCCGTGATGTATCACGTTTCGCGCCGGTACGACGCGGTCCATTTCGAGACCCCGGCCGCCGCGTGTCCGTTTGTGGACCGCATAGCCCAGCGCACGACCCGCGTCGTTGACGCTGACCCCGTGGACCCAGTTTTCCCCCGACGGCCGGCCCGTGTCCCGCCGCGGATCCACGACCCGGTCCGATTCGATCGCCTGAATTTTCCCGCGGACCCGCTGACCCGTCAATTTCATCAGGAACACGTCGCCGTCGACGGTCCGGCGTTCCTCGGCGAGCCGCAACAACCGTGGCAACCCGTGCCGGCCGGCGACGTCGCAGTTTTCCGGCCGTTGCCACCAGGTCATCAGCCGTTCGATTTCGCGGTCAAGGCTGTCGTCGCCGGTCCGACTTTGAAATTTGAACGCGGCCACGAAATCCAGGTGCTTCCGAATCGCCCACGCCGCGACTGAGAAGTTCCGCGACAGGTCGCGTGCGGCGCCCTGTAGCACCTTCCGCTTCGACGCGGTCAACTTTGCGTCCTCGGACGACAACGTCGACGACGCGGCCTTGCGTTGATTCTTGGACGTCGTGGCGCCGTCGTACGAAAACCGGCGGAACAGCTTTTGCAACATTTCAGAACCCCGCCAGCGTGATTCGTGTTGCAACCGGTCGCCGGCCCGTGTCCGTCGTGTCGTCTGCCATCAGTTCGCGCAGTTCGCGACGCAACGCAACGAAATCGTAGACAATCGTCTGACCGTCGATTGTGACCGTGGTCGCACCCTGGCGAAGGATGGCGCGAATGTCTGCTATAGCCGTCGAATTGTCTGCCATGAAACCCCCGCGCGGTTCGTCCACCTATTAGACGCGCCCGGCCGGGTTTCGTGCAGGTCAGGAAAATAGCGAATAGCCTTTATT